CTCGTCCTTGGCGGCGTTATCCCTCCCAGAGCGCAGGACGAAAGCGATATGCTTATCAAACGGGCGATAGGTACATATGTCAAAGCGGAATTTGGCCTTGACAATGAGGATGCAGAAAAATACAAAGCGGCATATAACGAGCTCAAAAATCGCCTTCTGGTGTCGGATAAATATATCACGGAGGGAGGGTGATGTTGTGTACTGGCGTGACATTATAACGCTTGTGTCTTACGATGCGGCGGATGATGGGGAAGGATATACGCAAGAAACGGAAAAACGGTCACAGGTTTTTGCGGATGTTCAATCGACTAAAAGGGCCGAGTTTTATGCTGCCCGGCAGGCCGGGGACAAGATCACTGTTGTTTTTCTGGTACGCGCCGCAGACTACCAGGGCGAAACCCGCATTGAATACAACGGCAAAAGTTTTGATGTGGTCCGCGCGTACACGAAAGCAGGAGAAGTTTTCGAGCTCAATTGCGCGGAAACGCCCGCCGCCCGCGCTGTACCACAGGACGGGACTGAAACGGCGCAAGGAGGCGGGGAAGAGTGAGCGTAAACGGGATTTTAAAAACAGCGCTTGAACCCATAGCGCCCGTAAAGGCCGATGCCTATGAAGGCTATACAAAAGAGTACCTCACTTTCGGATACAACTCAATTCCGGCAGATTATGGAGACGATGAGCCTGCGCACGAACGAATCCTCATACAAGTGCATTATTTTGCACCACAAGGGGTAAACACCCTTGCCAAAAGGAGACGCATCAAGGCTGCGCTTCGGGGCGCTGGCATGACATGGCCGGCATGCACGAACGCCTCAGACGGCAACGGGCAGCATTTCGTTTTTGAGTGCGAATGCGGTGTCGGCTTAGGGGGAGAATGATGGGAAGCTTTAAAATCAACGGATTGGATTCTCTTATTAACGACCTCTCGGCGCTGGCGGCATTGCCGGACAGTGTAGCAGAGGACATGCTCAATGCCGGAGCGGATATCATAGAAGCCGAACAGCATAAGACGGCAAAAAGTATGGGCGTGTACGACACAGGCGTTACAGAGGGCTCAATCAAAAAAACGAAGGTCAAAAAAACTGCAACAGGAAAGAGCATCGACATATTTCCACAGGGCGTGAACTCGGACGGCAACAGAAACGCAGAGGTTGCATTTATCAATGAGTTCGGAAAATCCGGAAAACACGGAAAAAAGGGACAACCAGCGAGGCCGTTTATCCGTACCGCAAATGAAGCGGCGGAAGAACGGGCCACGGAAGCGGAAGAGAAAGTTTACAACGACTTTCTGAACGGAAAAAATCTTTAACTTTTAGGAGGTTTACATTATGGCAAGCTTTGGCGCAAAATACCCGCGTTTTTCTCCCATCAAAACGGAACCCGAAAGCGCACTCCCGCAGTATGAGGGGCCGGTATCGTTGGGACGGCTCGTAAAGGCGGAGCTCACAATTACAATGGCATCGGGAAAACTTTATGCGGACGATGCACTCGCAGAGAGCGTTGACGAGTTTTCTTCCGGCAGCGTCGCCATGGAAACAGACGATATCACGGATGAATCGGCCGGAAAGGTGTACGGCGCGACAGTGACGGAGAAAAAAGTTTCCTACAAGGCGGGCGATTCCGCTCCGATGGGTGGGCTCGCCTATTACAAAGTGCTCATGCGGAATGGGAAAAAACTGTTCAAAGGATTCTTTTACCCGCGCGTAAAAGCTGTGTTAGGAAATGACACGGCTCAGACAAAAGGGGATTCTATTACCTTTGGCACCAGCGCGACCACCTTCACCGTCTTTCGGTGCAATACGGATGAATGGAGAATCACCGAAGAGCTCGACAGCGAGACGGCTGCGGCCGCGTGGGTGGATGAACAGCTCGCGGCACCGACAGAATAAGGGGACGGCGCGAATGAAGAACGGGAGGCGGTGA